GTAGGGTTTTTTCTATGGGTGCCGTTTCATCCCACGCAAGTTGCCAGATTGTTACCGATGGGGTAAATTATCCGAGAGAGAGGACCAGTATGGTCAAGGATGCTTTAGAACAATGGCTAAACGGTTTAGAACTACAACTGGACCAAAAGATTCTGGCACGAATCTGCCTGGCACTAGCTGACGACTTCGACGCTAAGGCTAATACTTCGACTGCTGCTGAACTTCGTAAAACTTACCTTGAATTGAAACGCTCTCTTGGCGACCAAGGTGCTCACGATCCCTTAGAGGCAATTCTTAAGCGATGAAACAATCGCTCAAGTATGGTCTTAGACTTCCAGCAATTTACACTAAGCCGTTATCAAATAAGTTTCTAACTGACGGTAACAAGCTCATCGAGTTAGTGGAGTTGGCTTGGAAATCTCCAGAGCAACCCGATGGCGTGAAACTGGATGAATGGCAAAAGTGGCTACTAAAACACATGCTGGAACGTTACCCATCTACGCATCCACAGTATCCAAATCAGTTGAGGTATCGTCAAATTATTTGCTCCGTTGGTCGTCAAAACGGCAAAAGTTTTTTAGGTGGCGTTCTCGGACTGTACGGACTTTTACTCCATCAGCAAGGTGCTCAAGTTATTTCAATAGCATCATCTACTGACCAGGCACGAATCATTTACTCCAGAGTGCTATTTGCTATTCAGCAGAATGAATGGCTTGCTAAACGTTTCAAGAAAGCAACAGAGCAACGAGGTATCCTTACCAGCGATGGTTCTGGACGTTATGACGTAAAGGCTGCTAAAGAATCTGCCCTCCAAGGAATTCCGATGTCATTATGTCTTTTTGATGAACTGCATTTGGCTAAAAAAGGTATGTGGTCGGCTGCTGTTTTAGGTACTGCCCAGCGTAAAGATGGAATGGTTATCGGAATCACTACTGCTGGTGACCAGTCAAGTGAAACGCTTTTAGATCTATACAAACTTGGAACCTCAGCTGCGCAAGGCGACCCAGAGCTAGAGCGTATTGGTTTCTTTTGCTGGCAGGCTCCCGATGGCTCACAGGTGGACGAACCGCTTGCTCTCAGAATGGCTAACCCATCTATTGACGCTGGACGTTTAGACCTAAACACAGTGCTGTCGGACATCCGTTCAATTCCAGAACATGAGGCTAGACGCTATCGCCTAAATCAGTTCATCGCTGGCACTGCTCAATCTTGGATAGCATCGGAACTATTTGCCAGAGCATCCGGTGACGGTATCACTAAACAAGAGAATGTAGTTCTATCGGTGGACCGCACTAAGAATTGGGAATTTGCGACTATTGCTGGAGCTCGTAAATGTGAGGATGGAACTTTTGAAACTGAGTTGGTTGCTACTTACGCTGGTGCTACTGAGAGAATTCTTTATAACAGACTTCGGGAATTGTACGCCAGGGGAGGCGTTTCGGCTATTGCTCTTGATGACCGTCAATTGCCTAATCTTGCTAAATTGCTAAAGGCTGACGGCTTGCCTGTTTGGCAGTTGTGGACTAAAGAAATCTCTAGCGCATGTTCAACCGTGTATGCCATGTTTAGTGCTGGCACAATCAAACATCGTAATGATCCGCTTTTACAGTTGCAGTCGCCTAAGGGTATCGCTAAGTATTCGGGTGAGACTTGGTTTATTAGCCGTAAAGAATCTCTCGGCGATATTGACGCTTTGATGGCTACTGTTATGGCGTTGTATGTTTCTGCGACACACCAAGAATATGGCTTGCAAGTATTTTGACTTTTAGCATTTAGTGCTATACGTTCCACAATAGATGGCAAATATATTTACCAGACTTTTGGGTAGAGACCGCGAAATGCGTTCTGCTACTCCGCTTTGGCCTACTCGTTCTGACACATCTGTGGGCGTGAATGAGGCTCTAACTTTGACTGCTGTTTACAGGTCTATTCAAATCATCGCGACTCCAATCTCAAAGATGCCGATGCAGACTTTCAGGTATGCGACAGGTTTAGAGGTTCCAGTTGAGAACCCTGTTTTGGTAAACAAACCTAATTTCAATGAGAGCAAGAGAGACTTCCTGTTTCAGACTGTGGTCTCTATGGCACTTGATGGCAACGCGTTTTGGCTAAAGTCTTATGGATCTAACGGTCAAGTAAATAACCTAACTTTGGTCCCAGCTAGTGCCGTAACAATTCGCCTGGTCAATGGCGTGAAGTATTACGATTACCAGTTGAATCAAGATACACCGGTCGCAACTACTACAACCGATATCCAGCATCTAAAACTATTTAGCCGTGTTGGTTATCTGCGCGGTCTCGGTCCTATTGACGCTTGTAATAAAGACATCGCTAGTGCTTTGGAACTTCGCAACTTTGCTGCTAACTGGTTCGGGCAGGCAGGTATTCCAACTGGCATCCTAAAGACTGATAAGCCTATTGGTGCTGAGGATGCTAATGAGATTACTGAGAGATGGCACGCCAAGCAGTCTGAGCGTAAGGTCGCTGTTTTGGGTCAAGGCTTTGAATGGCAGACTGTTCAGCTAAACCCTAGAGATGCCATGTTTACGGATGTTCAGGTTCAGCAGGTGCAGGCTATTGCGAGACTGTTCGGTATTCCAGCGAGATTACTTTTGACTGGCGTCGATGGATCTAGTGACACTTACACAAATCTGCAAGACGAAAATCAAGTTTTTTACCGTCACACAATCATGGCTTACACGGACGCTATTTCGGATGCTCTAAGTGAATGCCTACCGCGTGGGACTAGAGTCGAATTCAATTTTGAGGGTCTGTTCCGTGCTGACATGGCTAACCGTTTCAACATGTATGAGACTGCGATTCGTGCAGGCTTTATGACAACTGATGAAGTAAGAAGAAAAGAGGGTCTGGAATGACCGAATTAGAAACTAGAAGTTTTGAGGTAAGACTTGAAGCTGACACTAGAGAAGTAGTTGGTCTGGCTGTTCCTTACGGTCAGGTCGCTGACATCGGCGGTGTCTATCGTGAGCAGTTCGTACCAGGTGCAATCCGTTCAGTCGAGGATGTAAAACTGTTCTGGCAACACAGTGAGCCTATTGGCAAGATTCTTGAGGGTAGGGACACTGACGCTGGTTTCGAGATTCGTGCAATGATCTCTGACACTCCTCGAGGCAACGAGGCTTACACACTTTTGCGCGATGGTGTTATCAACAAGTTTTCTGTGGGCTTTATGTCCATTGAGCAGACTCGCGAGGGTGACTTAGTTACCCGCACTCTAGTGGACTTAAAAGAAGTTTCGCTAGTTAGTTTTCCCGCGTTCGCTGGAGCATCTGTCTCCGAAGTGCGTGAGGAATCAACCGTTACCGAAGTGGTCGCGGATTCAATCCAAACAAAGGAAACCATAAACATGTCTGAAAACATGGAATTGGATGTCCGTGCTGTTCAAGATGAAGTGGCTGAAATCCGCAGAGAACTTGAATTAGTAAAGACTCCGTCAATCGCAGTATCATCAGCAACTAAGTTCCGTTCACAGGGTGAGTACGCTAAGGCTCTTATCTCTGGTGACGCAGATGCAGTAGAGCTATTCCGCGCAACTAGCGCAGATGTCGCACTTCGTCCAGCGTTCGTAGGGTTCATCAACAACCTAATCAACACAGGTCGTCCAACTCTAGCCGCGTTCAACGTTTCAGCACTGCCATCAAGCGGTCTAACAATTGAATACGCTAAGGTAAACACCAACACTATCGCTGTTGGAAAGCAGACTGAGGGTTCAGCACTTTCAACTGGTGACATCGCTCTATCAACTGTTTCAGTATCAGTAAACACTTACGGTGGTTACACAACTATCACAAAGCAGGCTGTTGAGCGTTCATCTGTAAACTACCTAGACGTCGCTTTCCAAGCAATGTCTTTGGCTTACGCAAAGAAAATGAACACAGAGTTCATCGCTGTTCTAACTGCTCTAACATGGACTGGTAAGACTTACGACATCTCAGCTCTAACCGCATCCGCTGTAATGGGTGGAATCGCTGACGGTGCTGCATACATCTACAACGCAACTGGTCTAGCACCAGAGTTCATCGTTGCAGGTGTTACTGCTTACAAGCGTCTAGTTTCAATCGTGGACACCGCAGGTCGTCCAGTAGTTCAGCAAGTTGGTCAGGGTGACAACATCATCGGTGTTTCAAACATCCCTGGTCTTACTGGTTCAATCTTGGGTCTACGTGTTGTAGTTGATCCAGCGTTGGATGCTAAGACTGCTTACATGGCTCACAGTGCTGCGCTAACAACTTATGAAGATGCTGGTGCTCCTACACGCCTAACAACACAGAACGCAACCACACTTGTGGACACATACTCTGTTTACGGTTACGCTGCTTTCGCTGTTCCATTCGAGGGTGCAATCGTCAAGTTAAACACTGGAGCCTAATAACTAATGGCTGTAACGGTGGAGCAGTTCAGAGCGTATGTTGGAACTAAAGAGATATCTAGTTTCGTTGATTCATGTTTAGCGTCTGCTAATCAAATGGTTACGAAGTTCGTCGGTTCAGGTCGTGTACCTGGTGACGTGTTAGATTCTGCTGTTCTGTCTTGCGCATCTGAACTGTTCCATCGTCGCTCCGCTCCTAATGGGGTGGCACAGTTCGCTGACCTTGGCACTACTGTTCGTATCGCTAAGGATCCAATGAACGCAGCTCGTGAAATGCTCCTACCGTTTACAGGTCCGGGTCTATGAGTAACGAGATAACAGCATCCAAGGCAGAGTTCGCTCTTGACTTGACTAATGCAGGGCTAGAAGTTTTGGACTATGTTCCAGAGCGTATAGTTCCACCAATTGTTATCGTAACTGCTGGTAGTCCGTATCTGACTGCTGAAACTGTTGGCAACGAATACCGTCTAGGTCTAAATCTAACTTTGGTCGCAGGCACTGCAACTAATGAGGAAGCAACTTTGGCACTAGATGAACTTATTGCTGACACAGTAAACGCAATATCTACTTTGGGTTATGTAGTTCTAAAAACTGTAAACCCACCTTTTAGACTCGCAGCGAATAACGCTGAGTATCTATCTGCTGAACTAACTCTAGATCTATCCATAACTCTTTAAACAAAGGAAAAACTGATGCCTGCATCTACCAAAATCAAAGCTACAAACATCAAGTTCCTAATTGGAACTTCCCCAGGTGTCGAGTACTCTTGCGACGCTAACCTAATCGAACTGACTCTAAATGATGCGCCAGGTGGTGTTCAAAGTTTCTGTGACGTTCGTCCAGATGGTGAGTGGAAACTACAAATCGACGGAACTTCGAGCGGTGACACTGCATCTCTTTACCGTCTGTTGTTCGCTAACTTCGGGACTGAGGTTGCTTTCGTAATTGCTCCACAGGGTAACGCGACTGCCACTACAACAGCACCGCACTACACAGGTACAGTCATCTTTGACCAGTTGCCACCGCTAAGCCTTACATCTGGTGAAGTTGTGAAGTTCTCTGTGACTTTGACTGTAAAGAACGCTACACACACTCCAAGCACCACACCACCTGTTTACTACGGTCTGACTCTAAAGACTACCTAGTAGGTCTCTTGTGGAGACTGGAATTGACCCTGGGGACTTACGTTTAGCTCTTAGAGCGATGAAAGAACTTGGTGCTGACCAATCTGTAATCAAGGATGCTGGCTACCAAGCTGGACAAATACTTGTGAACAGAGCGAGACCGTTAATTCCAGTCAATACAGGTGCACTAAAATCGGCTGCTGTTGCAAGACGTATCACTAACGGTGGTGGTGCTCAAGTGTCTGGGCGTGTAATACCTTACGCTAACCCTATTCACTGGGGATGGTTGTATAACAAAAATCGTGGAGTTTATCGTGGCATCAAACCGCAACCATTCTTTACTGAGGCACTCGGTTACACTAGAGATGAAATATTCAATACGTACAATCGCCTTATGCAGGAGTACATAAACAAACTACCAGGGAGTAAATAAATGACCACCAATTCATTCGACTTCGAATCACTAACACTAAATGAAGTAGAGACAATCGAACTGCTCACAGGTTCATCCATAGATCAACTTATGGACGCTGGACAACCTAAGGGCAAAGCTATGAAAGCGATTATCTTTATTATGAAAAAAAGAACTGACCCTAATTTCACTTTGGAGCAAGCTGGCAGTCTATCCATGACTGAGGCTAACAAAATGTTTTTAGGTGAAACTGACCCAAAAGAATAGTTGCAGATATAGCAGCCGAACGTACCGCGTTTATGGTTGTCCATGCTGGTCTGAGCCTTACGGAAGTAAAGCGTATGACTCTCAGGGAGTATCGGGCTGTAATAGATGCACTAAGAGATAAAGGATAAAGATGGCAACGAATCTAGTCGTCAATTTTCTAGGTAACAACCAGTTATCTAAAACGACTGCCGTCATGTCCAGAGACCTAAAGAATCTGCAGACCAGAGTCAAGAGTGTTGGTTCAAGTTTAGATAAGGCTTTCGCTGCTGCTGGTTTAACTGTCGGTATCACTGCTCTTGCTAATGGTCTAAAGAATGCTACTAAGGCGGCGTCTGATGATCGTAAGTCTCAGGGCTTACTTGCTCAGGCTTTAGAGAAAACTGTCGGGGCTAGTGCTGGTGCTATTGCGAGCGCAGAGTCTTACATCAAGAAAACACAATTACAGACATCTGTTTTAGACGATGAGCTACGTCCCGCTTTGGCGACTGCTGTTAGAGCCACAGGTTCATTAAGTACTGGACAATCACTTTTAAACGCTGCACTGGATATTAGTGCATCAACAGGTAAAGACTTGGGTTCTGTTACAGGCGCATTAAGTAAGGCGTTTAACGGAAATACTGGTGCTCTAAAAAAACTAGTGCCTGGTCTAAAACTTACTGGCGATGTTATTGGCGATGTTGAAAGAGGGTTTGGTGGTGCTGCTGAAAAGGCGGCTAAGTTAGACCCTTACAAACGGTTACAGGTTATCTTTGCTGACATTCAAGAAACTGTTGGAGCACAGTTGCTCCCAGCTCTAGAGGAGTTTAGTAACTATCTGACAAGTCCAGAGGGACAAGAGAATCTAAAGCAGGTCGTGAATCTGTTTGTCAGTATTGGTCAAGCTGTTGGAAATGTTGGAACTTTCCTAATCAAAAACATTCTGCTGGTAAAACAAATCATCGGACTGATGCTAGTTCTAAAGACTGGGCAACTTGTTTACAACGGCATTATGAAACTTTATACTCTGGGAATCATTACTGCGACCGTCGCAACTAAGGCTCTTAGAGCTGCGCTTATTAGCACTGGTATCGGTGCTATTGCTGTCGCTGTCGGGTTACTTGCTGAGGCTTGGATAAACGCATCCGCTGCGCAAGATGATTACATTGAGGGGCAACCCAGCGACGTTTACATTCCAACGACTAACCCTTACCAAGAGGAACTAGATCGTAACATTCAAGAAACTAAAGATAAGGTTTTAAAAGCGGCGGAGGCTGTCAAGGATGCTCTTAAAAATAAAATTCAGGGCATTAAGAAAACTGCCGAAGACTTCAGAGACGCCATTGGTTTAGCGTTTGGAACTTTTGGTAAAGACGAAAACTCCGTGTTCAACGTTGATGTGGTTATCGCCAAACTTAAGCGTGTAGTTGATGCTGCTAAAGGCTTCGCAGATAACATTAAGAAACTTCGCAAGGCTGGAGCTGATGAATCTGTTATCTCTGAAATCGTCGGTATGGGTCCAGCACAGGGAAACATTGTCGCTAAGGGTCTTTTGGGTTCAGGTAAGTTGCAAGAGTATTTGGGACTTCGTAAGTCGCTATATAACACTGGTGCGAGTGTTGGAGCAGAGGCATCTATGGCTACACAAAATACTTACGAAATCAACATCAACAAATCAGTCATTTCTGCTGCTGACATCATCCGTGAAATTAAGGCTTACGAAAAGAAAACTGGCATGAAGTATTTGGTGAAGTAATGCCATTCGACATTAGAACAGACTTACGCGTCCAATACTTTGACCCTGGCACGGTCTCTTATGTGAGCATCGAGGCGGACACTTTTGAGGTGAACATTGAGCGTGGAATTGACGTGGAGCAGAATGTTTTTGCCAGACCTAAGGTTGGTATTTGCGAAGTCAAACTGAGCAAGAAATCTCTCTACGATCTACTAAATGCGACCGGTCCAGCATATAAGTCAAACTACCTATTTAGAGTTCAATACAAGAATGCTGGTGGTTCGTGGCTAAGCATCTTTGAGGGTATTATTCAAAACTTTGAAATGCAATACAACTCTGATTCTAAACGGCTTGACATAACCATTACGGCTAATGACCTTATGAAAGTTGGCTTGAATACTAACATCGCTAGTTTTCCGATAAATGCTGGTTCGCGCTCTTACAAGAATGTTATGTCTCAGCTCGCGACTGCCATAAACGGTGTGGACTCTAGGTTCGTAATGACTCAGGCAGGCAGTACAGGTGCATCAACTTTCCAGCGTATAGATAACCCGATAGACACCAACTCTGGGGATCTCTTTGCCAGGTTCATGGATGCCGAATTGGGTTGGCTTTGGGTAGATAAAAACAACAACATCAAGTACATGACCCGTGCAGATGTTACGGCATTACAGGGAACCGCTTGGGACTCACTATTTACCACCACAGTTTCTAACGTGCACTCAACCGCAGCAACTCACGTCTGTATGGACTACATGAATCTAAGTTACAAGTCTGACGACATAGCGAACATAGTTAGAGTGGTCAATCCTATGACTGGCACTAAAGCGACTGTGACTAACTCAACTTCGGTAACAAACTTTGGTAGGCAACTAGGGGAGTTTGAGGTGGACTTTGATAACGCTGCATCTGGTGGCACAAACTATAACGCTTGGGCTACGGAAGTTTCTAACGCTGCAACACCGCGCAGATTATCGGGCGTATCTGTTCCAGTGATTCTTGATTCTGGCGAAGTGTCTGCTATTGCAGCTAGTGACATTGGAACAGTTTTACAGGTCGAATTTGCATCTACTGGGTTTACCACTATGCAAGAAGTGACCATCATTTCAGGCATGAATCACAACATCACCGCAGATCATTGGGAGTGTAATGTCTCACTTTGGGAGGGTGTCTAATGTCCACTGAAACTTGGGTCTATTTGCTCACAGGTGTCATAGGTGGCACAGGTGTTTCTAGTCTGTTCAAGTATCTGACCAATAGACGGTTTCAGTCCATTAGCCTGGAGGAACGTCTCAGGGCAGAGATGTATCAAAACAATCAAGAGCTTAGAAATGAAATCGCCACGCTAAAGAATGAACTTGACCAATGGCGGGATAAATACTTGAATCTACATAAGGAATACACAAAACTAAAGTCGATGTTTGACAAACTAGTAAAGGATAAATAAATGGCTAAGACACCTGTATTGGCACCTAAGGTAACTATGGACTGGGCTCCGTTTCCATCACCTGGCGAAGTTGTTGCTGAGGTCGTTGTTGATGAACCAGTCGAGGAAGTAGTCGAGGAATCTGTAAGTGAGTGAAACTTATACAGTTACTAACGGTCAGTTCGACCTTGAAGTGTTCGCTGGATCTACTTTTCCTAGCGTTGCTGGTGACTGTTCCTTTTACCCTACTGATGCTGACGATGTTGCTTTTAGTTTAACTGGCTATACCGCTAAGTTGCAGATTCGTGAACAGCCATCTACCACAGCGATTATTGACATCGTGCCAACTGTGAACACTTCGGATAACTCTGTTCGTTTCAGTTTGACACCTACACAGACCGCTCTACTGACTAAGACTGAATACGTTTACGCGATAGAGCTCACACAGACTTCGACAAGTAAGGTGCTTACGCTAGTTCGTGGGCAGGTGTTAGTTACACCAGAGATAGTTAGATGATCGTAAAAGTTGTAGTTCCAGATGATATCTATGCGAGAGTGTATTTCGCTAGAGGTGAGCAGGGTCCTACCGGTGCTACTGGTGCAACAGGTGTTCAGGGTCCTACTGGTCCTACTGGTGCTAATGGCACTAATGGAACTAATGGCGTTGGATATACTGGCGTAACATCTGCGACAAACATCGCTATTGGTGCTGGTCTAAAAACTTTCACTGTCGCTAACGTGGGTGCGTTTATACCTGGTATGCGTATTCGTGCAGTTCACAATTCAACTCCAGCGACTTTCGTTGAGGGACCTTGTAACGTTGCTACTGGCACCACGATTATTATTACTGTCGATAAGTTCAATGGCTCTGGATCACATGATGGCTGGGTGTTCGCTAGTGCAGGTGAAGTCGGTGCGACTGGTGCTACTGGGGCTACTGGACCTACTGGAGTTGTTACTGCTACTGCTCCGATAACGTACAACTCTGGTACTCAAACTGTTGCAATAGACCAAACGGGGCTTACCCTGGCACAGTCACAAATAACAGGTTTAGTATCTGCTCTTGATTCTAAAACTGCAAGACCTATGCCACCTACGGGAAACTGGATTGGTAATGGCTCAAGAAATGCTAATGCTGGAGACCAAACAAATACAAACGGAAACTTAATCGTATCGGCTTTTTCTATTGGATCAACTAGGACCTTAGACGCTGTTGCCGTTTTAATTGGTACTGGTGGCACTGGATCTGCTGGTGCTGTTGGTCGTATTGGTATTTGGTCTGCTGATTCAATGTTCGCACCATCGACTTTGATTCGTGACTGTGGAACTGTCTCTTTAACTGGTACTGCTGGAACTCCTGTTCAAATATCTGGACTTGCTCAATCGCTTAGTCCTGGTGTGTATTGGATTGGATGCGTTCTGCAAGGTGCTCCAGCAACTGTTCCTTTTACAGTAACCTCAATAGTCAACTTTAATCCTATAAATTATTCATTCCAAAACAACGTGGCAACCGCGACATCGGCAGAGTTCAATGGAAATAACACATATAGGGCAAGTGCTGTAACTGGCACTTTTGCATCGACTCCTCCTACCTTTACTTATAACTCTGCTAACGTCTCACCTATCAAAGTTATTTGGCGTTTCTCAGCTTAGGAATAAATGACTACTCTCATACATCCAGTTTCACCAGCGCACATAAACGACCTGTTTGGGACTCGTAACGCTCAACGTGTTGCTTTAGGTCTCGGACCGCATCGTGGCGTGGACTACACTATTCCAGTTGGCACACCGCTAAAGGCTGTTGGTCAAGGCACAATAGTCCGAGTGTATGAATCTAAAATACTTGGTCATGTAGTCGAGCTTAGAACTTATGTGACTGCTGAAAAGATTAGAGTTTTCGCTTACTGTCACCTAGATAAAACTGAGGTCAAAGTTGGGCAACAAGTAAAGCAAGGCGACATCATCGGGCACTCAGGTAATACAGGCGTATCAACTGGAGCTCATTTGCATTTCATGTGTGGCAAGGTTGAAAACTTAGCAACTCAAGGCGTCGAGGACCCATTACAATGGCTACCTAAATTAGGAAAGAAATAAATGAAAGACATCGCACTCTCTTATCTCCGTTCACTTTTGGCAACGACACTAACCGCAGTATTTGCAATAGGTAAACTGCCTACCAGCTTTGATGCAGGCGACTGGACTATCGTGGCTAACACTGTATGGATCTCTTTCGTGCCAGTTATCATTCGTTTACTAAACCCTAAAGACACACTAGGAAACACACCTAAGTCTGAATAGGTCGCTATGCTGAAAGCATGTCTATTGACCACCAAATAGAGAAGTTAGGTTCGGCACGTCTGCTGGGCTACTTCGACCATGATTCAGATGAATGGCATGAAGCTCGTAAGGGTGTTGCTGGTTCATTAGTTGGGGCTCTCATGGGTCACAATCCTTGGCGTTCAGCCTACACAGCCTACTTCGAGCACCTGGGCGAATTGCCGCGCGAATCTACTGGACCATCACTAGCCATGCGCTTAGGTACTGCCTTTGAAAAACCTATTCAAGATCTATGGGTAGAGGAAAATAAAGAGTGGCTGACCGCACACAATACTGGCACTTGGGCATCTAAATCTAATCCAGCGTTCAAAGCTAACCCAGATGCAATTATTGAATGGGCAGACGGCACTCTAGGCATCTTAGAAATCAAGTTTTCACGTAACCCGATGAATGAACTGCCGCCGCACTATTACGACCAAGTCATGTGGTATTTGCATGTGTTAGGTCTGAAGCGTGGAGTGTTAGTTGCTGTCGCTAACGGTGACTTGGTTGAGCACGAAATTGAATACGACTTTGATTATGCGATGCAACTTGAGGAAATGGCTAACCGTTTCTTGAGGCATCTCGAGCAGAGGCAACCACCTGAATGGGACGGCTCCCAATCCACCTATGAAACTGTAAGATATCTAAGCGACCAGTTACACGATGATGAAGTCGAGTTAGGTGAACTTTACCCAAGTTTGATTAGAGCAAAAGATGAATTAGAAGAAGTTGATGAACGTCTGACCTTGCTTAAATCTAAAGTGTTGTTTCTTATGGACGGTGCTAAAACTGGCACTTACCTAGGAGACAAAGTTATAAGCCTACAAGTGAGAGGCACTGGGGCTCCGTTTATTGTTTTCAAGAGAGGATAACAAAATGGGTTTTTCGATGGATGATTATGTTGATGTTGCTGAGAGGCTTAAGCGTTTCAAGGAGGTTTTTCCAAATGGCTCTTTACAGCAAGTTTCCCTACAATTTATTGACTTTGCTGGTAAGTCTTGGGTTGTTTATACTGCTGCTGCTTACAGGACTCCTGATGATCTCACTCCTGGGCATGGCACAGCTTGGGAACCGGTACCTGGTACGTCCAATTTCAAACGTGATTCGGAAGTTATGAACGCTGAAACATCGGCTTGGGGTCGTGCAATTGTCGCGGTGCTGGCATCTGAAACTAAAAAAATTGCGACTAGGAATGAATTACCCGCTAGACCTGCTCCAACTCCAACAGAGGACTTTATCGGTCTGGCACACCTAGAGTTTGAGAAAGGCGACTTAGAGGCTCTAAGAGGCGTTTACAAGCGTGCCAAGGCTACTAGGGGAGTGACTGCTGAACTGCTTACTCAAATCGAAGAATTGGCTAAAGGTCTCAAAAAGTGAAATGCCCTACACCAGTGAGAGGGACCAGTGCAGGGCTACGCTCAATGGAGCGTCACGGCATAACCACCTATGCCATTAGAATACTTACACCACAAATCAGAGAGGTCAATTTATGTCCGCTAAGAGTGTCGCAGCAGTTTTAAACCATTCACACATGGTTGGTACTCCGAAGTTAGTTTTACTTGGTATCGCATGGCATGAGGAGGAAACCGGTGGAGGAGCATATCCATCTATTGCCAGACTTGCCATGTATGCAGGGGTTTCAGAACGTCAAACTATCCGTGCACTAGCTGTGCTGGAGGAGTCTGGTGAACTGGATGTAGATCGTCATAACGGTAAAAGTTATGGTGGTCCGAAAACAAATCGCTACTGGGTAAATGTTCCATGTCCAGAGGATTGTGCTGGTGATATTTGGCATCGCCCTTTTGACAGTTTTGTCCCTAAGTTTGAGGTTGTGGATAACTTCGACACACGTGACATCCAAGGTATCAGTAGGTGACATCTACGGTATCAGTAGGTGACATCTACGGTAGCAATAGGTGACACTAATGTCACTTAATAGAACAATATAAAAAACAATATAAAAACAATAGAAATTATTAAGAGAGGCATGTGGATAACATGGCAAAAGTTCAAGTTCAAATAGCAGTTTCAAGCGTCGCAGAGAACGGCGATTACAAAGGTCGAGTCATCAAAGGTTGGGAGTCATTTACAATCATCGTCAAAGGTGTTCCAGTAGATAAGAAACGTCAATGGACCATGTGGCTAGATGCAGCTAGTTCAATCGTCAAAGATGATGTCGTTACATTCACTGGAGACCTAGGCACTAAGGCAGGTTCATTCGAAAAAGATGGCACCACATACCAGGTAGTCGAGCACTCACTCAATAACGTTTCATTCACCGTAAACACACACGCAGTGCCACTAGCACCAAAGGTAGATAACGGATGGAACACAATTGAAACACCACCGGCAACTGGAAACGCTCCGTTCTAGATCATGCACATCCGTGTCTATGGTGACCCAGCACCGCAAGGTTCAAAGACTGCCAGGCTAGTCAATGGCCATGTGGTGATGTGGGAGAGCTCTAAAAAGTTGCCTGGATGGCGTGAAAGTGTAGTGATGGCTGCGAAAGTAGAAACCATGAATAACAAAAGTTATCCACTACTGGGACCAGTCACACTGCACTGCACGTTTTACATGCCAAGACCTAAATCTGTTAGCAGACAGTATCCCAACACG